ACCTAAGATCCAGATATTATCAGCAGAGTAATAGATTCCAGTACCACCAGAGACTACAGCTTTAGGGAATAGACCAATCTCCATGTACGTATGATTAACAGCAATCAAAGGAATATCTTTCATATTCAGATATGGAGTAGTCATACGGAATAAACCCTTAAGTGATTTAGCTCGTGACATATCTGCTACTGATTTCTCATTGATAGCATCTTCTAATTCTTTCTTCGATGCCAAATTACCAACAGAATCAATAACAACAATGACTTTATCGCCACGTTCTACACCTTCAAGTTGACCAATCAAATCAAATTTCAGTTCTTCTACGTTTGCAATTGGTGTATGCAATACACGACTTGTATCAATTTTGAACTGTTCGAAATAAGATTGAGGTGAACCAAATTCTGAATCATAGAATAGCATTACTGCATCAGGATATTTTTTCATATATGCTGATGCCATAATAAGAGCAAAAGAAGTTTTAAAGTGTTTTGATGGACCTGCTAGTACAGTTAGTCCTGGTGCCAATCCTCCATCAATAGAACCAGATAGCGCAACATTCATCATTGGAACATCTGTTGCTACCATATCTTTTTCATTAAAGAACTTAGAATCAGAAAGCACATCAGACTCTTTAATTTTACTGTTCTTTTTAAGTTTATCCATAATACTCATATATTTCTCCTGCTATCCACTGATATATGTTTCATCTTTTGGTCGATACCAAAGTTTTTGATGATGAAATTTTGCTAGTAATTTTTGTATCTCTTTTTTAGATTTTACGTTCTTTGTACTATATGCTATTAGTGCAATTTCGATTAAATCTAATTCTTTCGGCGTTAGATCGAATTTTTTATTGTAAGGCATATTATACCACATTTTTCCTTATTTGTACACTGTTTTATGCAAAGAATGCTTCAAGCGAAGCTGCAGCTTCAATTGGATATTCTGTATCTGCAGTCCAATTTTTTCCTTGCCAATGAGGATATGATGCTCGAGATAAATGCACTGATTGTGGCTTTTCCATAGCCTCATAACCTAGTTGACCTATAGGATTATATAGTGATTCTACCCAGTCATAAACTTGTGTATGAGATTTTAGTCTTTCGGTAAAAGCATTACGCACATCATTTCGTTGTTGCCAGCTGCCGTAAAATGGTGTACCTTTATACCATCCAGTTTTTGGAATTTTACGAGCTTCATCTTCAATTGGTAGAGGTTCCCATGCAGTGACGTTTGATTTAAAAAGTTTGCGAACGCGTTCTATTTCTTTACCATATCTATCAGCTAGTTTATGCGCTTCTTCAATAGGATTATCAAATCTGCAAAGATGATGACGAATATCAATATTACCGAAATATGTTTCGATTTCATCATATCTATCTTCTCTCATTGGTTCACCATTTTCTGGTACAAATGTCTCAAACCCTTTATTGATAGAACCATGTAAAGTTGAGAAAGGTACTGATACATTCTCCCACCCGGGCCGGTACATGCAGATAGCATGACTATCTCCAAAGGCAATCTTACGATATCTCTTAATCATATTAGGATCAACAGTTTCAGCTTCTATTTGTAACTTACGTAGATTTTCCCAATGTACAGTATTCCATGTCATATCTTTTTTAGCTAAGCGATCGAGAAACATAGAAGCATAATCGGGGAAGTCAACTATAATTGATTTAATTTTGCCATTAAAATGTGACAAGGCAGAAACAAAATCAGTATTAGCATATGCTTCAATACCACCAAACAAATTTAGATTTCCACTCCAATCTGATCCATGATAAAAATAAATTTCTTCGAATGGACTATAATCAGTAATTTTATTGCTGACTAAATTGATTGTCACATCCATACCAGCTTGTTTGAGCTGATCAGCATAGATAATAGCTTGCGCTGCCTTATGCGAATGTATTTTGTTCGAGATTGGTCCCAGACCCGTGAGTAGTATTTTTTTCATCTTTAGTCCACTTTCTATATGAATCAACTCTGTCGTATATAGTATCATCGTTTAGTACTGGTTCAGCACCAACATTCCAAAATAAGATGTCCCTACCAGAATTTTTAGGGATATATCGCCATGCTTTTCCATCATATGTGTTTATACTTGGGAAGGGTGGCAGTCCTTCTTTAATTTCTTTAGTAAAAGGCTCAGGTGCAGAGATAATATTACTATGACCAACTTCGCCTTCTTTCATATTACGAGCAACTGCAACAGCATGAAACTCAGCTTTTGGCCAAGCGATCTGCAAGGCGCGATGTAGTACGCCTGTAGATACTACGGTCCACACTTCTTCTGGTGCTGGAATTGCTGATGCTACCTTTACGATACCTGCCGTAACGAGTTCGTGCTTTAAACCTAACGGGATAAAAAACGCATCGTCGTTGTCTTGTGCCCATTTATTTGCTATCCTATTGAGGTTAGGCATAGCAGCCACACGATAGAAATCATACTCAGCACCGCGCTCGATACAACAAGCTTGATGATGACTAATTCTTTTCGATGAGGGCATGAATAGCCTAACGCTTTTATTGTGTCTCTTTGCCACATCCAAGAGCGAGACTCCTGCCAAGCCAGTGCGAGGCTGAACATAAACGAGACGAGATTGATTAATACGAGAAATAAGTAAATCTCCTCCTCGTACTTTACTACCTGTAATGAGGTCGTCGCGAACAACTCGTACACCATCATATTCCTTTATAACTGGCTGTGGATTAGGATCTTCCCAACCATCAGCTAATTTTAGATAATATTCTTTTGCTTCTTGACGAGTTTGGATTCCATCAAGACTTAAGACTTCTACGTCTTTATTTACATTATCAATTACATGTTTATCGTGTGACATAGGTCTATTATACCAAATTTTATTAGGAATGTAAACTCTTTTTTAGAGAAAAATTACGCGGATAAATCCATTCATATGGAATTTTCTTTGTAGTAGATTTAACACCATGTCTAATAAATAAATGTTTACACCACATACAAGCTTTATCTTCGATGTTGATATTATACTGTCGTTCCATAGGATTATCTTTATGCGAGGCTAAAGTATTAAATTGTTCTACAAGCCATTTTGCTTGATCATTTACCGGCTCATAGTTACCATTTTCATCTAAGTTGAATTTTGTTTTACCAAAGAGGTTTTTTCCACCAAATATTTGCCATAGTCCATAGAACGATAATGTTCCTGGTGTAACCCACGATTCTGGATCGACAAGATCTGGTCTTGCCATGGCGATGTGACGAGACAGGTTCTTATAAGGGTACATAACATTTCTAAATCCATATTTTTCTTTCGTGTGTTTTTCAAGTTTAGATGCTAGTTCCATCATTTTTAATGGGCGATTTGACTGCAAAAGCGGATAACAATCTTTGGCGATTCGTTGTGGTGTTTCACATAGCCATTCTTTTACCTTAGTACCTTTAGGATAATAGATTTGAAATAAATCTGATCTAGCATGTCGTTCAGTGACAAATCTATTTTTCATGGCATCAATACCATGATCTCGTAATGTTCTAAAAGTCAACCAATGTTCATTACTAAACGACCAAACAATAGTATGATGTAAAAGTTTTTCTACATCTTTTTCATTCTTCATTTCTTCTACATATGGCATTTCATCCCAATGCAATCGATGAGAAAATTGTTGCGGATTAGATTTAAGTAAAGGTTCTTCTCTTACATCATACGCACGACAAAACTCGAAGAACTTTTGTATTCTTTCTTCGAGCGGCCACTTTTCTAATAGATGATTAGTGACTTTACCTTTTTTTAATATAGGTTCTACTGTATTTTTATATGTAATAGAATTATTATCTTGTTCGATAAATGCTTCTAATGTAGCGTGGCGCATTTAGCTTTGTATTCCTCTATTGACATACTAACTTCTTTTAAGACTGTATCATCTGATGGATGGTGTTTACGATTATTAAATGTATCAACTAAACCAAGTTCGAGCATAGCCTTCTGTCGACCAAATGGATGATCTTTGATTTTGCTCGATGAAAATACTGTATCCATATCTACGTGTGAATAATGTGCACCTGGTCTCATATAGTTTTCTACCCAACGAATGAAGTCACAGCATACATCTTCTGCATTATATGGAAATGATTTTGTGTCTTCATAAATTTTATCCATAACTTTGTCGAGAAATACTTCTTTTTTCATTTTTATGGTTGGTTTAGCAAGATAAGAAATGCACTCAACAGCGTTAGTACCATAATAAAAATGCGATTCTTTATTAACAAACTGAGGATACCAATCTGCAATATCAGCAACCACGGCAGCATATTGAAAAGTGTAACGATTAAGCCCGTTTCTTTCATTCCATTTACCCATATATTCTCCAATTTCTCGAAGATCTTTTCTTTCATTTGAAGTTTGTAGCCACTCTGCCATCTCTCTTGCAAGACGAGGAGCAAATTCTGCTAGGTAGTAATCACCGCTTCTTTTATAATCTGAACCTTGTGGTGGTTTAGGAAATTTAGGAAACTGGTATCCAACAGAAGTATAAAATGGTGTCTTATGCCTCTTCATATGCCAAACCATGTCTTCAATAGTTTTAGCTTTATGAAGTGTAAATAATAATGTATTATGATAACCAGATGGTTTAGTTGCATAATTAATAGCAGAACCACATACACGATGTAAGATAAAAAGATACAGCCATTCTGGCAAATCAAAATCTTTATGTTTACCAGTCCAATTTTCTGCTACTACTTTACGTTGATCACAATGTAAACCAGCTTCCATCTTTTTCCAATAAGGATGATCTTCAGTCCAACCAGACCAGCAATCATTCATAATTTGAGAGAAGCCAGCATATTTACGCTCAACAACATCGTATAATTCAATCCAATGCATTAAGTCATCGTTCATTTTAGACTCCATATGGGGAATCATCCCATATGGAGCTTCTTCTGAAACATTGCACTTTACTTGTTGTTCTTGTGCCATATCAAAATAACGAATAAATTCATCATAATATTCAGTAGTTTCTAAACTCATTTTTTTAAATCATATATCCGTTGTTCTTCTGGGCTGGTAGCATATGCTGTGTATGCCATATCAGTTTCAAGTGTTTTAATTCTATCTTTAAGTTCTTCAATTTCTTTTGTAAGTCTCATATTAGTGTATTCTGTATTAACACCAATATTTTCTTCACGTAGACGCCGCTTCATGTAATCTTCATGACGTTCTTGAACTTGTGACATTTATAAACTCCCAATTAATATTTGCTTCGTCAAACATTCCAGCTGTCATTGCCCACGATTTTGCCCAATGTTGTGGGATATTTTCTTCTTTCATTACAACTCTTGAAATGCCGACTTGAATTATACCTTTTGCACAGTCAGAGCAAACTGGCAAACCAGAAACATATAACGTAGAACCGTCTAAAGAAACTCCGTTATATGTAGCATTATATATGACGTTCATTTCTGCATGAACAACATATTTGTATTTGATCTCGCGATTGTTATAACGATCTGCGGTATCAACAATTCCTCGGGGAAAACCATTAAAACCTTGAGCAAGAACTTGTCCTTTAGATCCTACTGCAACAGCACCAATCTGACGCGATGGATCTTTCGACCACGACGCTACGCGCTCTGCAAGCTCAAGGTATCGAGTATCCCATTTATTTAACAAGATCAAAATGCCTTTCATAAACGTGTAGGTTTTGAACTTGCCAAGTAATAGTGCCTTGATCAACTTCTAAGTCATTTGCAACACAGTGCAACATATAACTTTGCCATGCATAATCATTTTTATAGCCATACACTACATCATTAGATCTCATCTGCACAACAGAATGCAGCATATCATTTCGAACATAATATGTAACTGCATTTGTACAAATAAAATCATTCTTGCCATTTGCATCGAATTCAGCCCAAATTGATGGACGATTATAGACCATACAAGCTCTACGCGAATCTTTATTTGCAGCTAATTCGTTAACGACATTATCATATTGGCGATACCACTTATCGTCAAATACGAGGTATCCATAGTTTGAGTTGATTTCTCCATACTTATTTGCAGACATTTGCCATGCTTTTGGAGGGTCTCGATCGTCTCCATAAATATCGTTGATGTTTGTGGATCCAGACAAATACCAATCGATTTCTGCATTAATATATTCCTTATTTGGTTGACCGAAGATAGATTCATCATCTGCAATGAATGAAGCACCAATCATTTCAATAGTTTTTTGGCCTGTTTTATCAATAGTAAATCTTTCATTTTTTAATTCATCAATGAAATGATTTCTAACGTCTTTAACATTCATCATTTGCTAGAGCTTCCTTAATATTTTTACCCCATAATTCAGCAGGTACATCTTCTCTTGCTGGATATACTTCATCTTTTGTAGGTTCAGTATATTGTACTTTAGTTTTAGGTCGATTTAAAAAATCATTATTAGGATCTTGACCTTGCATCTTACCACGAGAATACTCAACGATAAATGAACAATAGTTAATCATATCTTTTGCTGAATCTTCGAGTGATTCGAAATTAGGATTATAGTTTGGATCTGATTGCATAGCTTCGATAACTGATCGCATACGAAGCATCTTAGCATGTACAATGTCAAGCAACGTTGCAACACCTTGTGGGTAATAATCAACTTGCTTGATCCGCGAATGCGGGTTTTGATAGTCATTGCCTTTCTTCACTTGAAGTTCGGCACACTCTTGTAGGACTTTAACTGATTCTTTCATAATACACCTATTATACCACATTTACATATTTTTGTACACATATTCTAACGCTCGGTCTGCTTCTTTATCTATAGGCCGATTTTTATACCAATTTCCAGTTTCTGAATCAAGCTCTTGACATAGCTTAGTAATTTCATTCGCTGTAATCGGATAATTATTTCTTATAGCTTTACTAGCGATTGCTACCATAATTTGATACATTTTATGATACCAACCAGTATTTGTTATTGTTCTGTATTCCGCTTCCATGTTGCGAGGGAAGAAGGGACAATCGCGATAGGACGACCACACCACATTAGTGTTATCGAGCTTTCCTTTTCTATGTTCGATGATTTGTTGTTGCAATTCTTCTGGGAGTCTATCAAAGAAGTTAGAGGAACTAGTTTTTTGTTCATACGGAAATTCCTTCATTAATGCGTCTGGATTAATAAAATCACCATCGAAAGAGAAGATAAAATTGTTAGCACCATCATACTTAGCAGGAATGTAATACATTCTAGCAAGGTCTTTTGTTTGTTCATCTCCAATTCCTCCGATGGCCTTTTGTAACGCGTAATTGAAACTAGAAATTTCGCCATTCGATAGCGCTCTTTCAAGTGGAAATACAAGACGGAACTTTGGAAAAGAGATAGTACTGCTAGCAGTAGAATAACACACGAGACGCCAGTTGCGAGTATACTTACTAATTGCATCTTCTAAATCACCTTCAAATTGCAGATCATCAACATCAACTGCACACCATGCACCCCACTCAACAACATTTTTATTTGCACGAGTAGTACCAGTATTATATATAGCGGGCGAAATAAGATCAGCTTCTTTTTTAGAAGATTTAGATTTCTCTGATAGAGTATATAGAACACGTTCAAACGCGTTGAAGTTAGCTACATCAACACGTTTGTTTGTTTTGTTATCGAAGACGCTATTAAAGAGCGTCGCTGATATTCCCGGTGTTTTCATCATGATTTGGTCCAACCCAATCTTGTGGCTTAATTAAATCTGGCAATCCGAGAGGATTTGGCCGAGATTCTTTAATACCACGTTCTTTCATCATATTAGCAGTGTGCACTTCTTCCCATGCTTTTTGTGCGTCAACATTAAATGCATCGAGTGTACCGATTGCAATAACACACAAATCAATAAGACCATCAACAACTTCTGCTGCATCTTTATTATTGAATGCATCTTCTGTTTCGGTTAATTCTTCTTTTAGAAAATTAATTCTAAATTGTAAAAATTTATTTAGCCGTGACCAATCTTTGTCTTCGCGGTTAAGTTCTTCTTTAATCCAATCATGTACACCATATTTAGCGTGCATTTCATTGATATCGTGATGCCATTGATTCATTATACTTTACTCCATTATTTCTATTATTATACCACATATTGTAGCGATTGTAAACCATTAAACGAAAAAATCTTCAAGTGTATTTTGTGGTTCAACTGTCCAACCAATTGAATCAAGAATAAGTTTTAGTGGTTCGATAAATGTTTTTTCAAATTGCTTGTCATAGTCAATGTGTTTATGCAAACCAAATTCTTTTGGTAACACGTCTGGAAATGCAATTACATTTTCTTTGATAGTATTAGGTCTTTTCATGTACACAAATTTAATACGAGAACCATTTTGAATAGCTTCGTACTTATTCATCATGCCAGATTCTTTAAGTGCTTTATTATATATGAGTGATCCACGCACATGAATAGGTGAACCTTTCTTATAGACGGTTTGTCTATTACGCCAATCCGTAATATTAGTTACACCTCGAGGAAATGCCACCTGTTCGGGAGGTAATTGTTTGAACTCCGATTTAAATCTTTGGATATATGCCTGCGTATCTGATTCAGTACCAGAAATAATCACATTAAATATTTCTTTGAATTTATCGCGACATACTTCGGGAGTAGAAGATTTAATAGCCTCGATGCCCATGATTTTAAGTTTAGGCTTTTCGTATTGAACACCTTCGTTATTATGCACATTAAGAATATAACGTTTCTTTGCTGTCCATATGCCGCGATCTGCAATGGCTTCTCTACCCATTTCCATACGAGGTTTATGACAATTCATGTTAGCATATAATTTATCATATGCTTTAGAGATACACGGCTCAAAGTGTTCTTTACAGATTTTATCGAGAAATGCAACAGGATCTGCAGGATTTAGTTTTTTTATGAGTGGACCAAAATTAATATACAATGAATCTGTATCCATTGCAATCACATAATCTGATTTTGATTTAAGAATTTTATTCATCTCTTCGTTTACTGCACGTTCAGCCCATTGAATAGCTAACTGACCAGTAAGCGTAATGCCTTCGGCAATACGTAGATCGAAATATTTGAAGTACTGATTACCAATAGCACCATATAGAGAATTCATAAGAATTTTAATAGCCATTTGTGAATTAGTAAGACGGCTAATTTCTTTTTCGAGTTCGATTGATTTATCTTTTTGATATTGATTTTCTGCAGCAAGCATCATCTTTTTAATAGACTTACGTTCGTCATAGTAATCAACAATAATATTAGGAATAATACCATCATTCTTTTTACTATATGTCGAACCGTTTGCAGCTACAGTAAAAGTGTCATCATGTTTTTGATTTGCATTCATATAATAGTCAACACCGTTTGGTTTATTATATGATGCATCTTTATTTAGGGTTTCAGGCGACATATTCCACTGCACAATAATATTTGGATACAGAGAATTCAAATCAAATGATACTACCCAATCGTGCATACCGACTTGAGGCGATTTAACATAACCACCTTCAAATCTTTCTTTAAGCATTTCGTCTGCATGCACAAGCGGAGCAGTACGTTGCCAATTGAGTTTACGATATATGATTGATTCCCATATTGCAGTGGTACCAAATGTGTCAGTGTAATTTACACCACCTTTATAAGCCACAGTCATAGCAAGAGTAATCAAACCCATCTTATCTTCGAGACGATCGACGAGTTCAACATCTTTCATGTTGTAATCAATATATTTTTGGAAATCATCTTTGTAAAGATTTTTAAGAGAGCCAGATTCTTCGTAAGAAAGTTTCTTTTCTCCAAGTACTACCTTTGCAATATGATCAAGCTTATACGATTCTTGTGCACCATACGTGTAGCCAAATTTTTGAAATAGATCGAGATAATCAAGTGTTTGAATGCCAGCAAGATTATATGTTGTTGCTTCTTGACCACGCTTATTAACTTTACGATGATCAACCATACCCCACGGAGAAAACTTCTTTACAGATTCTAGTCCAAGCACTCGATTAATTCGATTTACTAGGTATGGAATATCGAAAAATTTAACATTCCAACCAGTGATAACATCAGGATATGCAGAAGGCATAGACCAATAATCTAGAAATTTAAGAAGAAGATCTATCTCGTTATCACATCGGGTATAGCGCACAGGTTTAATAAGAGCTTTTTCGGTGTCATAATCACCCATAGCCCATACTCGGTACACACCGTCAATATTGTTTTTGATTGTAATAGCTAGTACTTCTTGGTCTGCAATGTCAGGTTCAGGAAACCCATCTTCATATGCAGTTTCGATATCGATAGTACTTACATTAATTTTGTCGCGATCCCACTGAATATCACCTGGGTATCGCTGTGTAATATATTGATGAATATAGTTTGCGTGACCATAGATTTTTAAACCTTGAACATCACGATATTGTTCAAGCCACTGCTTTGACTCACGCATAGAATCAAATTCTACTGGGCCAATTACAGCGCCATCTAATCCACGCCATTGAGACTCGGTTTTTGACGGCACAAAAAACCGAGGCTTGAAAACATCTTTCTTATAAACTCTTTTACCAAGACCGTCATAGCCTCGATACAACATTGAATTGCCATACCGAACTACTGATGTATAAAATGCTGACATACAACCTCCAAATAATAGTAGTATTATACCACAGAATCATAAGGATGTACATAGTTTAATTAGCAACAGCACGCATTCTTTCTACAAGCCTATCTGCACGGTTTGTAACCTGACGATACCATGCGCTATCAACCATTTCATCTGCAGCTGCATTCCAATCTTGAGCGTCTACACCACGTTTCATTCCTTTAAATTTTGAAAGACGAGGTCTACCCATATTGAACATCATATTGGCTATAATTTGTTGGACTTCTTCTGGCAAGTCGTAATAATCTGGATAGAGGGTTTCACAGTCAGACAATACGATTTCGACGTCTCGGTCGAAACACTCGTTGACTCGTTCTTCTGAGATTTCCGTTCCGACGGGTTCACCCCATTCTGGATCGTCGTCCCTAACCAAATGACCAATGCCAAAAGTAGGAAGGTCGAGATGATCGAGATAGATTTCATATTTAACTCCCTCATCGATTTTTAGTTGTTCTCTTAGTTCGTCAATATTCATTATTCTCTCCTATGGCAAGTCTACGTAATATGGCAACTGGCTATCGATAGATGCGGTACCACGTTTGCTTTTTTCATAATTTTCTTTATATATTTTTGTGTAATCAGGCTCGCCTGTGGGTAGGCGAGCTACTTTATTTCCGGAGCAGTCATAAACCCATGGACGTTTGTCTGGATCTGGATGAAAATCGCTCATTAATTTTCTCCTATAAATGAATCTGGAATATCTCTTATATTCGGCTTATTACAGTCACACGTAGTGCACACATCGTTTACACATTCTTCACAATCGGGAGAATAGCAATGACACCTATGACCGCAGTTTTTACAGTAACGTGGTGCACTTTGCATACTATTCTCCCTATTTTTTAGCTTAGCTTTTTATTTTCTTCTTCAGTATATGGCCACATTAGATCCAAATACCCTTATGCCGTAAAGCTTTCATACGGTTTTCTAAGTCTATTAGATCTTCTGATTCGGCGAGATACCTTTCTACTGGATCTTGCGACATTTTTTTCATCAGCGTTTTGAACAATTTAATCATTACATTTCCTTCTGAATTGTTTTATGATTAAGTTCTGCTACCAAAGATTCATATGTATGCTCAGGATATTCCTGCAATAAATGTTTGGCAATTTGCCGATTAGCTTCGATCTGTCTTGAAACTTGAATCGACTTACCGATTGAAGTAAAAAGACCTACAATGAACATGAAGATTTTATTTACAAATACTTCACGCGCTACTGAAAAGTTTTTTAGTACTATTGCTGTCATTAGTTTTCCCCTTATGACTATTAATTGTTATCATTTGGGGACGCTTCTCTTCAGGAAGGACTACTTCGAGGCCAATCGCAAGTATGCCATCCTTCATTTCAGCTCCACGTACCTCAGTGTATTCTGAGAGACGAAACGACTTTTTGAACTTCCGAGCAGAGATACCTTTATGAAGATACTTCTCTTGTTCTCTACGCTGCTCACGTTGAGCAGTTACAGTCAAGATATGATCTTTCACTTCAATTGTAACATCTTTTTCGGTAAATCCAGCAACTGCTAATTCGACGATATATTGAAACTCGTCTTCACGTACCACGTTATGTGGTGGATACGTATCCTTAGCTTGGCTGTGGATATTTTCGAGCTGATCAAAAATCCGATCAAACCCAATGAATGCCTGTCTAGGCAGTGCATAAGTTCCTGTCATGTTAACCTCCGTTTATGGACAGTTGATTGTACCCGATTATCGGCGTACATAATTATATATAGTATTTTTTATTTCCTCGAACGTATTTTTATAAAAAGATATTTTCCACATCAATCTATCTGATTGACCCATATTATTAACACCATGTTTTTCTGATATATTTACTAAAGCTGACTTATACTGATAATCTTTACCATAAAAATTTATAGGACCAGGATCTTCGCTCAATATAATATTTAATGAACAGGGATGGCCATCCACATGTGGCAATAACATAGTATTAGCATGTAATTTTAGGTATTTGCTATTAGTAATTTCGTAATCATCTTCCCATAAATCAAAATGCTGCAGAAATCTTTTTCTTTCTCTTCTACCTACTGGCATATGTCCCCAGTTTTCTTGTACTATTGAAAAAGATTCTACATCTAAATGATTTTGACCATACTCGCTATATTCCCAAGTGTTGTTGTGTAGGTTTTTCTTATGTAAATCTTCACATTCTTTTTTTAGAGCTTCTATATCAAAATCAAAATCGACATGATATATTAAATTATTCATTACTTATTTCCAATATTATATTTTGGACATAACTCCCACGAGTTTTTCTCTCTATAAGGGATAATTTTAATTTGTCTCATAGGTGCAATTGGTTCTGTTTTTGTACCTGAATCAATTGTAATTAAACCCCAATCACTCATCAATGTAGCAATAGTATTACGACGTGCAATATCGTTTTCTTCTAAATTAGATTTTTTACCATCTAATAGAAATAACTCTTTAAAATGAACAATAAAATATCTGCCTTGTTTATGTAAAATATGACAAGACTGATACAGTTTTTGATCTTTACGGGATGCGACACCAATACGTGTGAGTGTTTCTCTAACCTTCAGAAAATCATCTGGTTCGTTTAGAGTTACCTCAAGCATTGAGGCAGGTGTCCACTCAACTAATTTATTTTCTTCCACCTTTATAAACCTTTTTTCTCAATTCATTAATTTGATCTGATGTGAGAAGGGATAAGGCCTGGCGGGATTTATCATTACTATAGCCATAATATTCCTTAACTACTTCCACGTCACTGACGGTTTCAGGTTTTAACCATTTAGAAAACCTTTTCCGTTTACGTACTATATTTATATAAAAATCAAATTGTAAACGATTATCGATATGATGATACTTATTCATCTCATTGGCAATGACAACCGTATCATTAAAGTATGATAAGCCTCGATTAACCATATATGCATTATATCCTTTTTCTGCAATATCATCAACCATAATATCTTTTTTGGTATCATTAATTGCTTTTAGATATTCAAATGGATTCATTTTATATTACTTTCATGGCGCTGTAGCCAATTAAAACCTATATACACGATTAAACCGCCGAGTAACACACCTGTAAAATCACACACAAAAGAAAGCGCAAAGCTAAATATGAATGTAAATAATAGTGTAGTAAGATCTCTTTTACGAGTTACTGGATCATATTGCAAAGTATCGTCACCGTCAAGTAACCATTTAAGCAAAGTTCTCTACTCCACCTTGATACTTCTCATAATCGATTTCGGCTTCTAAAACTTCTTTAGTAAAGTCTTCGGTGTTTACTTTATTTAGGTGTATTTTATTCCAATATACCTGAGGTACAGTTCTATGGCCTTCTTCTTTTAAGAATTTTTTCTTATCAAGATCATAGCTAATATTGATCTCATTAAAATCATATCCCCATTCTGTCAATTTTTGTTTCATAACAAAACAATAAGGACAATCATCTTGAGTATAAAGATTTAGTTTAATCGAATTGTACATTAGCCATTACCTCTGTTAAACATGCAACTATATTTAGTTCGTGATCTGCAACAAATGCATTCTTGTATTGATAATCTGCAAGAATTAACACTAGTTGTGGTATCGATTGAGATGATACCTTATCAGACATTCTATCATAAATTGCTCTAAATATTGCTGCAGCATCTGTATCTATATTATTTACTACCCACGATCTCATCTTCTTGAAATCTTTATTTTTCAAGTGAAGAAAAAGTGCATCGTAGTTTGCATCAGAAACATTTGCTAGAACTTCTGAGTCAATACGACCGTTGGCAATTCCACATCTTTGCAATTCATTAAGAACTCTACGCCAATCTGGAGTATATTTCATAATTAGTTCGGCAAGAACTTTACTATCAAATGATACTTCTTCTTTATACAGAATATTAGCAGCGCGATCCATGAATTGACCACACAATTGAACCATATCTTTTTTAGATGTGTTGAATTCATATACACCACAACGAGAGTGAAGAGGTTCAATGATTCTATTCTTAAAGTTACATGTAAGAATAAATCGACAGTTATTAGAAAATTCTTCGATAAATCCACGAAGAGCTGGTTGTGTCGATTGAGGATTAAGGTAATCTGCCTCATCGAGGATGACTACTTTGTAGCCACCCTGCAATGAAACAGTGCTCGCGAATTGCTTGATCTTCGTACGAAGAGTATCAATATTACCTTCTTCTGAACCATTAATGAGGATATGATCGAGATCAAGTTCATTACATAGTGCACGAGCAACAGTTGTTTTACCAAGACCTGCAGAACCAGTGAAAAGCATATTAGGCAATTCACCAGATTCTACAATCTTGAGAAATGTATTCTTTAAATTAGTAGGAAGAATACAGTCTTCTATTTTAGAGGGACGATATTTCTCGACCCAAAGGAAGTCATTAGACATTTACAAAAGCTCCATAACAAAAAATAATTATACCACAAATTAAGCCAAATGTAAATGTTTATGCTGCTTCCTCTTCTTCATCATCTTCAAATTCTGCATCAGCTTGCATTGTTTCTACAGCTTGTACCATTTGAACTGCTTGATCGCGAAGAGTGCCAATAGTAGACAACTCTTCACCTTTAAAACCTCCACGCTGTGTAATTGCATCAACGACTGCAATAGTACTGCGTGCGACTTTATTACCTAGATCCATAAGTTGATCTACTTGTTCTTTATTTGCCATCTTATAATTAACCTCCGAAGGTAGATGTTTTTTCGAGTGCGATCCAATATTGAACGTTCAACTCTTTGTGAATGAACCGCGAAATAAACTTTGAACTTAGTTCAACACTATAATCACCAGGAATAATCTTGAGATTGTTAATGTTAATAACGAAGCTAAAGTTAGGTGTAGAAAACTCGCCATCAATATCAATTGAAAATGCATTTGATGTTGAGTTTTGTGATTCAACCACAGAAAGACACAAAGAGCCATCTTTTACAGAAACAGATACTTCACTATGGCCTAGAGTAGCAGCTGCTTTCTTTACTTTATTAAGGGTGTCAGAATCAAGATTAAACTTGACTTCTGCCTCAGGCATGTTAATGTCTTTCTGCGGTGTTGTTAGAGTCTCTTCGGGAGAGAAGAAGTACCTAACCTTTGAACGACCAGTCGAATCACCAACAGTAACTGACTCATCTTCAAACTGTAGTCGAGGACCATCAACCAAACCAAGAACACCAATGAATTCATTCAAATCATAGATGCCGAATGGTTGCGGGAACTGTTCTTCTACAACTGCTGTAGCGAGAACGTTCTTAGCCTCTGAAATTGTTTTAATTGTATTACCTTCTTTGATTAGAAGGTTTTGATTAATACCTGAGAAATTTCTCAGAATATTTAGTGTGTTATTAGATAGTTCCATCATATACCTCATTCATTAATATAGTAGTTATTATACCACATGTACATAGGTTTGTACATAGTTAAGCAACCATTTTACTAAAATTCTTTTCTTTCTTAAACTCAATTTTAGTATTAAATTTTCCATCAAGAACTTCGCCTTTATGAGATATAACAAAAACATTGGTGTCATTATCAAGTGTGTGCAAAATCTTTAATAGATTCTCAATACCTTCGTGGTCCAAACTTGAATCAAATGTTTCATCGAGAATAAGAAGGTTTGTAGCTACAGAATTTTTCATCTTAGCAATTTGTCGCCATGTAAATAGAAGTGCCAAATCAATTCTTTGTTTTTCTCCTTCTGAGAAGGATGCATATGTAAATTCATCACGATGACGAGAGCGAATGGTTTCGTGGAATGATTCATCAAGATTAAAATGTACGAAGAAATCTAGAACTTGAAGATACTTATTAATCAGCTGATTCATAACAGGCAAGTATTGTTTAATAATTTTTGTTTTAATACCAGTATCTTTTAGCATTTCGTTAATTACTATATTATAATTAAACTGCTCAGATAATTTTAATTTTTCTTCAAGTAATTGTGATTTTGATTCTTGATATTGAGTTAGCTCAAATTTGGCTTTATCTAAATCAACGCTAACTTCTTTATCTAAGAATTTCTGGTACTCTGCAATATCTTGCTGGAGTTTTGAAATCTGTTGCGAGTTGGAAGTGAGTTCCGATAACCTAGTTCGAAGCGTAGAAAGTAACTCATTTTGCACGCCAATCGCTTCTTCCACCTGGAGGCCTTCTTCTCCAATGGCCTTAAGCGCTGTCTTCCCGCTATTCTGAGATTCTTTTTCTGCCCGTAAAATCTCATGTTTATGGCTGTCTGAAATGGCTTGGTCACATACGGGACACGCCTCATTCTCTTCGAAAAAGGTGATCCGTTTCCCGATGTCGCCGAGACGCGTTTGCCTATCTTGACTTCTGAGTAGTAGGTTCTGTTTCCTATCCTGTAGAGATCCGAGCCCGTCTTCGGCTTCAGATATTGATTCATCGAGTCCGACGCTAAGCTCACTATTCTTAGTCTGTAATTCATCGATGAACCTCTGCGATGCATGTATCTTAGATTCATATTGGTTCCTACTTTCATTTGTAAGAGCTGTAATATCACGAATATATTTGTTTTGTGTGTCGATTTTTGTTTTGTTTATTTCTTGTGTGTGTTCTATATCTGATAGACGTTGTTTTAAACTATTTGATTTTTCTCTCAAAAGAACATTCATTTTTGAGAATACATTAATGTCAAGCAAATCTTCGATTACTTCTCTGCGTACCCATGCAGATAGCTGCATAAATGGAATAAACGAAGAAGAACCAAGCACAACAACTTGGTGAAATGATTTATGATTTAGTTTTAGAATATTTGCTTCTAAAATTTTTTGATATTCTTTTGAATGAGATGATTGATTAATCATCGTACCATTTTTCCAGATCTCAAATATTTGTGGTTTAATACCACGTACTACTTTAAACTGTCCTTGACCAATAGAAAACTCAACCTCAACCAAGCATCCTTTACCATTAATTGAATTAACCAATTGAGGTTTATTAATATTTCGGT